GGGACATCACAGTGGACAAGAGCAGGGTACAGGACACTTTGGTTATGTCCAGACTAGCTAACCCACAGCGGGAAGGAGGTCACAGACTGTCTAACTGGGGTGAGATACTAGGCTTCCCTAAAGGCGACCACAGTGACTGGACATGCCTGTCTCCTGAGATGATTGCTTATTGTATCCAAGATGTCCGTGTGACAGCTAAGGCATACAACAAGATGAAGCTAGAGCTACGTAACTTTAGCCCAGAGTCCATTGACCTTGAACATGAAGTGCAGTGGATAACTCAAGAGCAGATACGTAATGGCTGGCTATTGGACATACGACATGCTATGGACTTGTTAGCTACCCTGAAGGAACGCAAGCTGGTTGTGGAGGATGAAGTACATAAGGTATTCAAACCTAAGTGGGTGGACGTTAAACAGGTAGTGCCAAAGACCAAGAAGGACGGCAGCCTGTCTAAGGTAGGACTCACTGACGAAGAATACCAGAAGGTACAACAGTCCGGTGACAGAGAACCATTCATGCGTAGAGCCTTGAAGCCATTTAACCTTGGCTCAAGACAGCAGATAGGTGAGTACCTAATGGACTTTGGATGGAAACCTTGCAAGCTAACCCCTACAGGTCAGCCAATAGTAGATGAAGCAGTACTGTCTACTGTCAAGGACATACCACAGGCAGCGTTGATAGCTGAGTACCTGATGTTACAAAAGCGTGTGGCTCAAGTGCAGTCATGGGTAGATGAAGCTAACCCAGACACAGACAGAGTACATGGTTATGTTAACACCAACGGTGCTGTTACTGGACGTATGACACATTCTAAACCTAACTTGGCCCAAGTACCTGCAAGCTACTCGCCGTATGGCAAAGAATGCCGACAGTGCTGGATTGCTAGGGACGGCTATAAACTTGTAGGGTTTGACGCTAGTGGCCTAGAGCTACGTATGTTAGCCCACTACATGAACGATGAGGACTACACCAATGAAGTCATTAACGGAGACATCCACACAGCTAACCAACACCTTGCAGGACTTGAATCAAGAGATAAGGCTAAAACTTTCATCTACGCACTGCTGTACGGTGCTGGAGATGCAAAACTTGGAACAGTGGCAGGAGGAGGCAGAGGTGCTGGTAGCAAACTTAGAGAACGATTTATGCGTAATCTCCCAGCATTTGCAGCTCTTAAAGACAAGACTGCAAGAGACTCAGCCCAAGGAGTCATTGAAGGACTAGACGGTAGGAAGCTACACATAAGGTCAGAACATTCAGCCTTGAACACATTGCTTCAAAGTGCAGGTGCTATTGTAATGAAAAAAGCTCTGTGTTTACTACAGGAGTATGCTATACTATGGAACTTAGACTATTACTTTGTGGGGAATATCCATGATGAAGTACAAGCAGAAGTTAGAGAAGACCAAGCAGACAAGTACGGAAGACTCGCAGTCTCCTGCTTGGAAGCAGCAGGAATTGAATTGGGACTCAACTGTAAGCTCACCGGAGACTACCAAGTTGGAAGTAGTTGGGCAGAGACCCACTAATAAAGACTGTATTTATTGCGGTGTTCCTTTAATACCAGAGAAAAACTGGCACAAAAGCAATGTGAAAAAGGGATGGCGCGTTTGCATTCCGTGTAAAACAAAAAAGAACAAAGCTAGAATGTACGTCAACGGTAAATATATATCTCAGCATCATCCGTTGTACAAACCCGGAACTTACAAGTCCTTTGGCGATGCAGCATTTGAGTCTTTAGATAACTACAAGACTGCAAAACAAGGACAAGTGTACATCCTGTACAGCCCAGCCTACCCTAGCTGGGTTAAGATAGGCATGGCAGTAGACGCAGAGGACAGGCTAAAGCAGTTTCAGACAGGTAGCCCATACAGGGACTACATCTTGATAAAAGCCTACGACACTGATGACAGGCGTAAAGCAGAAAGTGAGGTGCATGAGCTACTAAGGAAAACTCATGGTAGTAAGAACGAATGGTTTGTAATTGCTGCACCAGTAGCTAAAGAAATACTAGATGGATACTTTGATGAAAACAGTTAACACCCTAATAGATGACATCTACGATCTTGTGAAGTTTAAGTCACCTGACAAGTCAGTGGACGCTGAGCAGATCATTGATGACTTTGGTGAGGCATGTAAGGATCTGATGCGTAAGGAGTTTACCCAGCGTGGTAGCTTTGATGCACGTAAGCTACGTATGTCCAACATTGGTAAGACCGACAGGTTCCTGTGGAACCACTACAACAATGTAGGGCCAAAGGAGAAGATGCAGCCTCACACCCTTGTGAAGTTTATGTACGGACATCTAATTGAGGAGATGTTGCTATTGTTTGCTAGACTAGCAGGCCATACAGTGACACATGAGCAGGCACAGGCAACCGTAGAAGGTATCTCAGGTAGCATGGACTGTAAAATTGATGGCATAGTGACTGACGTTAAGTCTGCTAGTACCTATGGCTTCAAGAAGTTCAAGGATGCTACACTTGCATTTGATGACCCCTTTGGGTACATAGACCAAATCAAAGGATACGCTAAGTCTGAAGGTGAAACACAGGTAGGCTGGCTGGCTATGGACAAAGCCAATGGTCACTTGACTTATCTGAAGTATGACCTAGAGGATACACAGGCTCCTGTCTATGAGGTTCTAAAGGAAGATATAACGGATCGCATTAAACATGTTAAGGAGATGGTGGAAACTAAAGAGCCTCCACCCCTGTGTCATGATACAGTGCCTGATGGCAAGTCTGGTAACAAGAAGCTGGCTATGGGCTGCTCCTACTGTCACTTCAAACATGCTTGCTATCCTAAGCTACGTACATTCCTGTACTCCACAGGGCCAAGATACTTAACGGAGGTGGTTAATGAGCCTAAAGTCCAAGAGATCACGTAAGCAGAGTATCTACAGGTCTGGGCTAGAGAAACGATTTGCACAGTCAGCACCTAAACGTAGGTACTTGTATGAGCCATATGATGTACCCTACGTGATGCACAGGAAGTACAAGCCAGACTTTGTAGATAAGAAGACAGGTGACTACATAGAAACTAAAGGTTTCTTTAGAGCAGGAGACACCCAGAAGTATACGTCAATACGTGATAGTATTGCACCCATAAAGTTAATCTTTGTCCTGTCAGACCCCAACAAGAAGGTCAGGAAGGGTTCTAAGATTACTATGGGCCAGTGGTGCCATAAAGAAGGTTTTGAATTTTACACAGTGGATGAGTATGTAGACCATGTCACTAACAATGGATGAAGTAATAGAGCGTATCCTTAAACGCTATGACCCTGAAGACTTGCTGGAAGCCTTGGACATTACATCTGAGGAACTACTGGACAGGTTTGAAGATAAATTTATTACCCGCCTACAGGACTTTGAGGAAGCTGTAGATGAAGATGAAGCAGAGGTAGAACAAGATGAGTATTGATAATGCAACACCAGAGGAATGGGATAGACTGCGCAACAGTAAAGCTAGTATAGCTGAGGCTTGGAACCGTATCTATGACGATGACAACGCACCCAATGAACACCCAGTATTTTCTGAGGAAGCTATGGTTAAAAGCTACGACGCAGTAAACCGACCAGAGCATTACAACAACGGTGGTATGGAGTGTATTGATGCTATCAAAGGTATGCTTACACATGATGAGTACATAGGCTACCTACGTGGCAATGCCCTGAAGTACATGTGGAGGTTTAGATACAAAGGCAAACCTATTGAAGACCTACGTAAAGCTAGGTGGTACGAAGAAAGAATGATTAACTATTTGCTGGAGCATCCGGGTGATAAATAAGACAGGACTACAGGATTACCTAGGTATCCAGATTGACTACGACAGAGATGAAGACCTTAATGTGTTCTCACTAGAGACACTGAAGGACAGATACTTGTGGGGAGATGAGACACATGCCCAAGAAGCCTTCGCCAGAGCGTCCGTCTATGGTGCAACGTATCAAGGCGCTACTGACTACGATCTGGCACAGCGACTTTACAACTACGCAAGCAAGAGTTGGTTCGGTTTTAGCACTCCTATACTTAGCAACGGGGGAACCACACGTGGCCTCCCTATTAGCTGTTTTCTCAATTATGTTCCTGACTCAAGGCGTGGCCTATCTGATCACTATGATGAGAACATATGGCTGGCAAGTGGAGGTGGAGGCTTGGGCGGATATTGGGGTGATGTTAGAAGTAATGGCGTTTCTACTGCTAACGGCAGTCAGTCTACTGGTAGCATCCCTTTCATGCACGTAGTGGACAGTCAAATGCTGGCCTTCAACCAAGGTGTAACCCGTAGGGGGTCTTATGCAGCGTATATGGACATCAGCCACCCAGAGGTGGAGGAGTTCATTGCTATGCGTAAAACTACTGGTGGTGATCTAAACCGTAAGTGTCTTAACCTACACAACGGTATCACAGTAACAGATGAGTTTCTACAGGCTGTAAAAAATGATGACCAGTGGCGCTTGATTGACCCTAAGTCTAAGCAGGCCATCAAGACTGTATCAGCTAGGGACTTGTGGTGGCAGCTAGTGCATACCAGAGCAGAGACAGGTGAACCATACATTGTTAACCTAGATCGTTGTAATGAGGCTCTACCGGAGGAACAGAAGGAGCTAGGGCTACAGGTACGCCAGAGTAACCTATGCTCTGAGATTACCCTACCGACCAGTGAGTCACGTACAGCAGTGTGTTGTTTGTCCAGTGTCAACCTAGAGTACTTTGATGATTGGAAGGACGATGAGCAGTTTATTGATGATCTAATTACCATGTTAGATAACACCATTGAACACTTCATTGATAACGCCACAGGTGGTAGCCATAGCTATCCCAAGACTGGCATGAGCAGAAGGGAGTTTTTAGAGAATGTGGAACCAGATAAAACAGGGTTTACAAAAGCCGCTTATAGCGCATATAGAGAACGTGCGGTTGGTCTTGGAGCGATGGGTTTTCATAGTTACCTTCAACGTAATGGAATCCCTTTTGAAGGAATGTACGCCTCCAGCTTTAACAATAGAGCGTTTAAGACAATCAAAGACAGAGCTACGATGGCTTCCCGGCGTTTGGCTGGAGACCGTGGGGAGGCTCCTGACATGGCTCGTAGTGGCCTGCGTAATTCCCATCTGCTTGCTATTGCCCCTAATGCTAGTTCTAGTATTATATGTGGTGGAACAAGCCCTTCTATTGAGCCTACAAGGGCTAACGTATTTACGCACAAGACGCTAACAGGGTCATACAAAGTAAAGAATAAGTACTTGGAGGAACTACTTGAAACCAAAGGTATTAACACAGAGAAGACGTGGAAAGATATTGCTGCTGATGAAGGGTCTGTTAAAGACTTGGAGGAACTCACAGAAGAAGAGAAGGAGGTATTTAAGACAGCACCAGAACTAAATCAGATCTGGATTATTGAACATGCCTACCAGCGACAGAAGTATGTCTGCCAAGCACAGTCAGTAAACTTATTCTTTGAGCCACCGCCAGCTACAGCACCACAGGAGGTACACGATGAGTATCTGGAGTATGTTAACAGCGTACATTGGACAGGAGCTAACAAACTCAAATCTATGTATTACCTGCGCTCTACAGCAGCTAGAAATACAGAGAATGTTAACATCAAGATACCTAGAATCAACCTAGAGGATGGGGAGTGCCTAAGCTGTGAAGGATGACCACCCAGCGTACAGAGCTAAGTTTTACATACCTGAGCTAAAAAAGTATACCAATTGGCACGACTATCTGGTATACTATAAGGAACAGGATGACAAGATCATGTTGTTTAGTAACTACTGTATGCAGATGTGGTCTAGCTACATGAGCAACAAGATTAAACAAGAGGAGGCACCTTTGAGTTACAAAGAGTACCTAAACAAGTACAAAGAATTACTGGAGGATGGATACAGTGATAGATCCTAAGATTAAAGCCATGAAGCGCCTGTACAACGCTGAGATAGACGTGTACAAGGCAGAGGTGCAGAACTACCTAGACAATCCTGTGGGTGTAGGTGAGCATGGTAACTTGATTGAGACTATGGACACCTTGGTTGCTAAGATTGCTGAGTCTGCGGAAAAACTGGATATACTGGAGAGGTACTTCGGTGAAGACTTGTAATATATGTGGTGAGACTAAGGCTTTTTCTGAGTTTCATAAACGTAAGCAGAGCAAGGACGGGCACCAAAGCAGCTGTAAGGTGTGCCGAAATGAGTATAATGCTAAGTGGCTACAGGATAACAAGAAGCATGCCAAGGAGTATAAGTCTAAGTGGTATCAGGAAAACAAGGAGTATATGAAGGAGCTAAACGCTAAGTGGCGGCAGGAAAACAAGGAGTATAATACTAAGTGGCGGCAGGATAACAAGGAGTATGTCAAAGAGTATTATGTTAAGTACGCTAAGGCTAATAAGGGCGCTGTAAACGCTTACAAAGCCAAGAGACGAGCAGCGAAGCTACAAGCTACTCCAGCTTGGGCTGACCAAGAGAAGATTAAAGAGATATATAACAGGGCCAGTAGAGCTAACAGCTTCTGTGAGAAGTATAGTCTTAATACACGGTTTCACGTAGACCATATCGTCCCACTACAGGGGAATGAAGTTAGTGGCCTACACGTAGCGGATAACTTGCAGGTGATAACCGCTGAAGAAAACTTAAAGAAAAGCAACAACTATGAGGTAGGATAATGAGTAATGTAATTAACCTAATGCCCACACAAGCAACCGCTGATGAGGTACTTGAGGACTGTAAGGGTGAGTTTGAGCATGTACTGGTAATTGGCTGGACTCCAGAGGAGCAGCTAACAGCTAAGGCTACAACGTCTATGGACTTACGTGAGACTATCTACCTACTGGAGGTATTCAAACATGCAGTCATTACAGCGGGGCACCAGATAGATGATTGACGATCTACCTAAGATAGTTGTTAAGCAAGTAACAGAGCATGAGGATGGCTCTGCTAACATGGAACTGGACTTAGACTCTAAAGCAGTGCAGCTATTACTTGACATAGGTTTGACTAGACTGCTTGAAGAACACTTGGAGAACAACAAAGATGAGCGATGAACTTATACACCTGATTAGCGTATGGTCTATGAAGCGAGGTATAATTAACAACAGTACACCATTGGCACAGTTTGCTAAACTTGTGTCAGAGGTAGGTGAGCTAGGGGACAATGTAGCCAAGGAGCGTGATGTTACTGATGACATTGGTGACTGCTTGGTGGTACTAAACAACCTAGCCATTATGAATGATACGACCCTTGAGGAATGCCTTAAGGTAGCGTACAATGACATTAAAGACAGGAAGGGGCACATGAATACACATGGTGTCTTTATCAAAGAAGGAGATGCAGCTTGAGCTTATTAGATACTAGAGATTACTACAAACCGTTTGACCATCCTTGGATGTTTGACTACTACTCACAACAGAATCAGATGCACTGGTTCCCTGAAGATGTACCTCTGCACAATGACGTTAAAGATTGGCAGACAATGACTGATGAAGAGAAGAATCTGTTAACACAGATCTTCCGTCTGTTTACACAGTCTGATGTAGACGTAGGTGCTGGGTACGTAGATCGTTACATGCGTATCTTCAAGAAGCCTGAAGCACGTATGATGATGTCTAGCTTCGCTAACATGGAGTCCATACACCAACATGCCTACAGCCTGCTACTGGACACCGTAGGGATGCCAGAGGTGGAGTATAAGGCGTTTTCAGAGTACGAAGCTATGGCTGACAAGCATGAGTACATCAACGCTGTGAAGGTCACTAAGGGCGACAAGAAGAGCATTGCTAAGGCACTGGCTATCTACTCAGGCTTTACTGAAGGCTTACAACTCTTTAGCAGCTTCATCATCCTGCTTGAACTTCCCAAGGTTTGGTAAGATGAAGGGCATGGGGCAGATCATTACGTACAGTATACGTGATGAGTCCATGCACGTAGAGGCAATGACAAAGCTATTCAGGGAGTTTATGCAGGAGAACATTGACCTTGTGGACTGATGACTTCAAGGCTGAGATCTATCAGGCATGTCGTGAGATGGTTGACCTAGAGGATAGGTTCTTGGACTTGGTGTTTGAGCAGGGTGATATACCGGGCCTGACTAAGTCTGAGATGCAAGAGTACATCAGGTACATTGCTGACCGCCGCTTATTACAGCTAGGCTTGAAGCCCAACTACGAGGTGAAGGACAACCCACTAAACTGGCTTGACGATGTGTCTAGGTGTAGAGCATCAGAACTTCTTTGAAGGTCGTGCAACTACCTACATGAAGGCTGGACTACGTGGTGATGTTGGGAAGGTTAAGTTTGCTAATGTAGCTTGAGTAGACTTGGGGGCGCAATGCCCCCTTTTCTTTATCTGGATTGTTTAGCCTGCTCTAGTAGATTGAACACTTCAGGATTGTTTTCTCTAAGTATGTCTAACTTACCTGCTTTCTGTATTCTATCGTAAGCTGCTGCTCTCCTTCTAGTGTCGGACTTCTTCAAAACTTCTTCAGTTCCTTCAGGAAGCAAAGGCTCTTTATTTAAGTCTCCAGTTCCTACAGCTAAAGATGTCATACGAACAGCACTGGGTAATACAGCCACACCTCCTCTATTGTAATCTATTGCTTTCTGTAGGTTTTCTTGGAAGGCTGTTTGCCCTGTAATAAATCTTTGGGCTGACTCAGTTCCTAATAACTTAGCCATTCCTGTCCCTGTTAGAATAGCTGCTGCTCCTCTAGATGCTAAAGAAGCGCCCAGTAATCCATCTGCTGCAATAGATTCAAAAATGCTGGGATTTTCTCTTGGCATTAATTCTTTTAATTTAGCCAAGCTGTTATCAATACGTTCTTTCTCACCACGTAAACGACTTACTTCAAGACCATGCTCTAACCTGTTAGCTGCCCTAGCTTCTGTAGTTTTAACAGTTCTCTGTCTTTTAGCCAGTTCTTTGTTAGCGTCAGCTATAGATTTCTTAAAACTTTCGGATTGTGTTCTTAGTTTAGCTGCATGGGCGTCCATTATCTTTCTAGCTTCTTTGTCGCCCTGTGCCATAACAAAAGAGTTTCTTTTAGCTACTAAATCACCCACTTCGTCAGCTTCTTTTTGTAGCAGTCCCCGACCTCTAGCAACAGACTTTTTACCAAATTCTTTTACAGACTGTAACCATTCTTCTGGATCAAACTCCCCTTTACGCCCACTTTTAACGGAGGCTTTTGAAATAGCAGAATCTAAAGTAGCTCTATGCGCCCACCTTGAACGATCTTGAACAAAACTCTGTAAAGCGTTGCCTTCAAGCTGTTGTTCAATGATATCATCAAAGTAGTCCTGCATACCGTTAACTACTTTTTTAAGAGACATATTACCGCCGTCAGGCATAGCGTTAATTACTTTACCTATCTCGCTTCGTAAGTTAACTAAAGAAGCTCCTGATATTGTTGAGTTTTCTACAGTGCTATCTAAATAAGTTTCAATCCATTTAGTTAGTCCGTCAGGTTTAGTAGCTAAATAAACAGATGCTTCAGTGTCTCCTTTGATTAAAGATTTAAGTTTTGCTTTAGTAGCGTCAATAGACAAAGTAAAATCTGTCTTATCTTTAGCACTCTTAAAACCTAGCGTAGACCATAAATCATCAAGGTCTCTATTAGCTAAACGTATGCCTTCATTTTGTAGTTCAGCTATCTGTTCTTTAGTGGCTAAAGCAGGCGCTGAACTAGCTACTGCTTTTTGCCTAAACAGAGACTCAGCAGCGTTCACTGAAGCATCATAGTTGTGTATAACTTCAGCTTTAGCAGCAGCTACATCGTTCTTAGCAACCACTTCAGCAGCCTTGTCACCCATAGTAGCCATTGTTTCTAGGTCTTTTTTATTTACTTCTGCTTCCTTTACCTTTTTATTAGCAACAGATATTGCCATAGCTCCGCGCCTTTTAGCCTCTTGTATGTTAGTAGCTAAAGCATCATCTATGTTTACTTTTGCAGCATCAACTTTATTCACAATCCTTTGTGCTTGTTGAACTACAGCGCCTTTACCTCCAAAACTTTTACTTACAATGTCACGGTAAAATCCAGCAGCGCCACTTTCAGTAAACACAAGAGGTACAAAGTCTTCTCCTGTACCTAAATCTTGAGCTACTCTACGTTTAGCTATTCTTTTAACGCCACTAACAATAGCTTCGCCAGCTAATCCCGCTGCTGCTCCTATAGCGGCACCTTCTAAAGCTCCTTCTCCTCTTTGGCCCTGTACGGAAGTTCCTGCCCCTGCTAAAGCACCTTCTAAAGCACCAGCACCTGAAGCTAGACCTGCTGTAGTAGCTATTTGGGCACCTCTACCTGCGTTAGCAAGCCTACCGGCTAATAAAGCGCCTCTGGCTGCCTGTACACCAGCCCCACCAAGATAGGTAGCGGGAGATAGTAAAGCTCCTCCAATACTTAAACCAGCAGTAGCTTCTGGGAAATCTTCATAAAACTGTTGATTTTCAGCATCAGCAAGAGTTAGTCTTTCACTGTAAATTTCAGAGAAATCCCTACCTGTCTCTAAAGACTCCATGTATGCAGGGACAGTCTCTGCTATCTCATCAGTGAAACCAAGAAGCACACCGTCTAGGAAGATTTTAGCAGCTAAAGCAGGATCATCAGTCCATTCTTTATCCTCTACAATACGAGCCATAGTTTCTAAAACTTCTTCTTCTTCTCTTTCATCTTTATCTTGAAAACTCCTAGTAGACACTGTAGTCATAGGGTCTTCAGTTAAATACTGCTCGTATAAAAACTCATTCTTTGACATTTTAATTGCTCAGATAATTTCTACGGAATGATGGGCTATAGTGTTGTTCTATTTTAGGATTTCCCCTGATTGCATCTAACATAGCAGGAGTTACAAAGTCATCTGTGTATTCACTACCTAAATTTTCTGATATTTTACTGTTAAAGTTTTCAACAAGAGCTTCAATCCTCTGCGCTTGCTGAACCTCAATAGGCTGTTCGGAATTGTAAGGAGTGCCACCAGCGTTACCTCCCATTATGCCGGTAATAGCGGTAGATGCGTCCCTAGAAGATTTACGATATCGTTCAGCATCTCTTTCTAAGTTTTGTATTGAATTATTATTAGATATGTACTGAGACTTAAAAGAGTTATATGTCTTAGCAGAATCTAATGTTCTTTTGTAAGCAGTAAGATAATTTAACATCTCTTGTCTGCTTGCTCCTTCAGGCGGAAATCCTTTCTGAAGCAGCGCAATATCTTTATCTGAAGCGACACCGGGAGGAAGCCCTGCAATCAAACCTTCATTCACTACTCTGTTGAATTCAGTCCTAGCTTCAGAAACTGCGTCCCTTGTTCCAAAAATAGTACTTAATGATTCCCCTACTGTAGCAGGTGCCCCTGCTCCAAGGTCATCTAGCTGCTCTACTCTGTTAATTAAACTTCCTGCGGTCTCAGCAGATACACCAGCTTTCGCCTGCGCCTCTTGATATTTAGCCAGTTCTTTGACAGTAGCTTCAGATATCTCTAAAGCTCTAGTGTCATATCTACCAATACTCTTAAACAGTTGTTCGGTTGTTTTAATAGTTCTACCGTCAATGTTTGCGGTAATAGCTTTTTGTTCTTCTTCAGTTAACCTATACAAAGGAAGATAGCTTTTTAGAGCCGTTGCACCCAGTTCCTCTTGTCTAGCTTCTAATGCCGCTTTTGCATCAGCTGACGAAGGGTCTTTTGGATTACTGTACAGAGGTGTTATGGTGCCGTCCTCGTTTACTCTTACCAAATCTTGACCGTCGGCTATTGTTTCTGTCTTTATTCCTTTTGTGTTTGATTTAATAAGTTCATTTACTTTAACAGGGTCTAAACGTAACTCACCAGCTATCCTACTCACATTATTTAGAAACTCAGGGTCTGCACTGCTTGTCCTAGCTAAAGTAGCAATAGAATTGTAACCGTCTAGCTGTCGTTCTTCTTTTGATTTAGCTTCCTTCTTCTCCCTAAGAGCCGTCAAGCGTTGTGTAGCCCTGACTTGTTGCTCAGGTGAACCAAACTTAACTAAAGCAGCTAACTGCTGTGCTTCAGCGTCTGGGCTGTTGGGGTCTACCTGAGCTAACGCTTGAGTCAGCTTCTCCTGCCCAGTCCTCATGTCCATCCCAAGCGCACCACCAATGTTTCTAGCAGCTTGCTGTGCAAAGGGACTCATAGGTCTACCAGCGCCTGTCATCAGCCCTGAAGTACCTTGAGTAGGTGATACTTTGTAACGCTCAAATGCGCCTATTCTATCTAAAAGTCCCATGTGTATTCCTATTAAAAGATTTTCTTAAAGGCATCTACAATACCACCTATACTACTAAACAAACCAGTGTTTGTAGCTGCTGTACCTGCTGCTGCTGTATTAGCTGCCTGTTGGTTAGCTTGTGCGCCTAAGATAGTAGAGTAAAGATCACGTAGGTTCTGGCTACGTAAAGACTCTGCTTGCAGGATGTCCTCTAGTCCACTGATGCCTGCTGCTGACATAGTCTGTGCACCTAACTGCTGTCCTGTGCGAGCAATATCAGCAATACTAAGGGCAGGAGTAAGTGTACCTAACAACTGTTGCTCAGGCATATACTGTAAGCCCATAGCAGCCTGAATGTTGCCTAACTGTCCTGCTTGTAGTGCTTGAGGCAACCCTGCTGCTCTACCACCAAGACCAAACATACTTTCAGCAAGTCCCATCTGTTGCAACTGCTCTGCTTGTGCTTGTCCTAATGCACCTAGAGATGCCCTAGCCTTAGCTTCTTCCTGTGCTTGTGCTAACGCTAGTTGCTCAGGAGAACCACCAAACTGTGCTGTACGTAAACCTGTGCGTCCTTGTGCAGCTAGACGTTCTTCTAGTGCAAGCTGTTGACGCTGTTCTTCAGGCCGCTGTGTAGCTCTAATGCGTTCATAGACATCAGCTTCCCTTTGTGCCATAGGAGCCATAGCCCCTGTTAGGAAGCCTCCTACGCCGCCTAGCGCCTGCTGTTGGATACCTGATACATCTGGTGCTGCTCCACCCATACCACCTATTAAGCCCCCTGTAAGAGCTTGTAGCTGCTCTTGCTGACCTGCTAACGAAGGATCTAGTGTAGTAGCATAGCCTCCTGTAGGAGTAGCCTGTACACCACCAAAGCCTGTGGATACTGTAAAAGGTCTAAAGGCTGTACCAGCTTGAGCTTCTTCACCTAACTCACGGGCACCTGTAGCAAGGCCAGTGCCTATGTTAGACAGACGGTTCATTTGGTCTTGTAAGGCAGCAGCACTAAGTCCAGTTTGTACTAAATTGCTACCTGTTAAAGTATCAAACAAACCACTAAAAACTCCTCCAACACCTGAGCCTGTACCTGTAGGGGCATTAGGCATAAAAGGAGCTAGGTCTTGCATCAAACCAGCACCCAATTCTTCGTCTATATTTATTGAGCCAGTATTTGAAACTGCTCCTGTTGGTAAACTACCTAACCTTAACATAATATATTCTCTTTAAACTATTACTGTTGTTACTATCGTTACCGCTGCTGTCACGGCAGACGCAACAACAAGCCAAGCAAGTTTCTCCCAACGCATAGCATGTGCATCAGTAGCCTTCCTTAGTTCCCTAAGTTCAACTATTGCCTCTGCCCAACGCTCACCACATTCTTTCTCATGTTGAGCTATGCGATCTAAAGCCTCTATAGCTAAATCTTGATGAGTCACTTGCTTTTGCTCCATCATTACCAAGGTACACCATCAGCGGTTGTAGGGTTCTTCTGCTCATTAATACTGGCAGTCAGGGAGGCTTCAATAGCCTCAACGTCCAACTCACCCTGACACCAGCCAATCACGTCGGCTTCCGTTAGGTCATCATAGGCGATGTATCCTTCAGAGGAAGGGTCTGGGGTAAAGCCACAGGTTCCATAGTGCGAAGCAACGTATACCACCTCCCCCACAGTTTCATCTTCAGTTACCTGCCAGTGAGCTACGATAACGCCTCCCGCTAAGTCACCCTGTAAGTCTCGTTCTAAAGTTGAAATAGTCCATGTAGCCATTTAGGCTTCTCCTAGTTAAATAGCGGCGATGATGAAGGCGAGTAGTTCAGAGTAGCGCACACCTAAGCGTGTCTGCTCGTTACCATCTTCATCAGTCCATGTGCTTGATATAAACATTGCGTAGCGTCCAGCGTCTAAGCCTTCAGCAGTAAATGCGTCCTGTAGGTCTTGTGCGATAATTCCAAAGTGTATACGAGCATCGTCGCCTTTAGTTTCTACGCTGTTAATCCAACGGAACTTACGCAGCAAGACCTTTAGCCGCTACGGCAACACGTTGCTCTGCGTCAGACAGTGCCTCAATGTCTTGCTTTTCGTTACGGTCAGAGGTTTGAATTGTGCCGTTGGTGGCGTAGATGTCGTCAAATCTATAACTACCGTGACCCAAGTCTGTGTTGTTATCTTGCTTCGCTCCCACTTGGTTAGCAGGATAAAGATTGCTACCACCAAACGTCCAACCTCTTGCTGTTCCAGAAAAGTAAGCGTTTCCTACCGCTGCACCAATACTACCGACAGTGGTGTTGTCTTTGCGGAAGTTTAAAATTTCGCCGTTAGATGTTTTACGCTGAAAATATCCTGCCGTTCCGCCATCTCTAACTGCCGCTATATACCCAGAAGGTGCTGCCTCAAATCCTTCACCGTTAATACCAGCAGAAGTCTTACCCACAAGCAAGTTGCCGCTGGCATCTATGCGGAGGCGTTCCGTACCAGAAGCGCCAGTTCCAAAGTACAGTTCACCAGCATCTACAGAGTTTATTCGGGCCTTCTCGCCATCATTATTTTTGAAAACAATGTTGGGACTTACAGCGGCACTATTTGCCTCTAGGGTTAACATGTCTCCTGTTGTATCAACAACGTGTAACGCAGTGCTAGGCGAGCTAGTGCCAATACCAACCTGCCCTGCTGAGTCTATGCGCATACGTTCAACGTCATTTGCGGAACTATCGCTTGTATGGAAAGCCAAGTAGGTTTGTGCGGCTGTGCTGTTGTCTGCTTTAGCTCTAATTGATGCTTTGACACCTCCGCCAGCACCAGAAATATCTGCTTGAGAATACTCTAAAGCACCTAACTCTTGGTTTTCCGCTACAGAAGTGTCGCTAGTAGACAAACGTAAAACAGCGCTTGCCGCATTAGATACTTCAAGCTGTGTATCTGGACTGCTAGTACCAATACCAACCCGTTGTGATGAGTCTATGCGTATGGCTTCAGCCGCACCCACTCTAAACACCATGTCGTTATCCAGAGCACCTAACGTAGTCTCAGTGGTGGTATCGTTGTCTTCAAATTTAATTAGCGCATAAGCATCTGTAGACTGAAATGTAGCTACATTATTAGAAGTCCCAGAATTAACAGTCAAACCATCAGCAGTCACTGTGCCAGTAACGTCTATGCCTGTGGAGGTTGTGGCTAGTTTCTTGACGCCGTTGTAATACAAGTCAAATGAGCCATTTGCATTTCCCACCGCCATGTTTTCGCCATCAGTGGAACGAAGAATTACAAATGAAGAACCTTTGATTTGTGTTGACGTAGTGCCTTCTAAAATAAGACCACCAGTACCAGTGTCTTGTATGTAACTATTAGACCCATCGTGGTAGATGCTTAAATCATCACTAGCACCAAACGTAGCCTTATCATTGTCGCCAAAGGATACATCAGCGGTTGTAGTTAACCCAGCAAACGTAGGGCTATCAGTAGTAGCTACACCTTGGTTCAATGCTTTGACTGAGGCTTCACTGGTAAGCTCACTGTCCATCAAGGCACCAGCAGCAGTTACATTAGCTGTGTCAGTTACATCTGCACTAGCTTCAATACCATCTAGTTTAGATTCATCAGCATCAGTAAAGGCATTAGTGTCTGCATTAGACTCATAAGCAGTCTTAATCTCAGCAGCAGTCTGGTCAGCAGTTGCTCCTGATTCAATACCGTCTAACTTAGTGCCATCAGCAGCTACGTCACGGCCATCTAAGAGGCCATCAGTAGTCAAGTTACCTGATACCACAGGTGCAGACAAAGTCTTGTTAGACAGCGTTTGTGAGCCTGTAAGCGTAGCTACAGTAGAGTCAATGGCTAAGGTCACACCAGTGCCTGAAGCAGTGGAGTCAATACCTGTGCCACCTAAGATACCTAAAGACTCAGAGTCTAGGTCAATGTCAATGCTAGTGGAGCCATCAGTTACATCAAGATCCTGTGCAGTAACCTGTGAGTCTACATAGGCTTTGACTGACTGTTGCGTAGGTAGCAACGTAGCACTGTCGGATGCCATGTTGTCTTCATCAACAAATGCAGTGATAGCAATAGTACCATCAGAGATAGTCTCAAAGGTAGTAGTGCCAGTAAGTGCAGCACTGTTAGCATTTGCTTTAGTTGCTGATGCAGTTGCAATGTTATTAAACTCTGTATCAATCTCAGAGCCTTTTACAATCTTTGCAGAGTTACCTGAAGGTAGAGCATCTTTTGCTGCAAAGTCAGTAGTTTTTGTATAGTTCGTCATTAGATTAATCTACCTATAAGTGCTTCAATGTTTACTTCTTGGATGGACAATGATCTTTCATCAATAGTACAGTCCAAGCCAATAGTGGCTACTCTGCCAGATCCAGTTGCTTTAGCTTTAGCGGTGTCAATAATAATTGTAGCACTGTATTCTGATGTGCTTACGTTGTACTCAGATATGCCGTACTCAGCAATACTAGCGTTAGCTACAGTTACAGCTTGCTTTGTGTATCCTTCAGTGTAGTCATATCCCCAGTTAACTGTTACTGGTGCGCCTTGACCACCAATAACTGTAAAGTTAATTTCTTTTAAAATCTTTAGTCTACTAGCGTCACCAAAGGACAGTGGGTTAGTGTAGTAACGTAACGTGTATGTGCTAGTGTCATCTAAGTAACCACTGTACTTATTAATTCCTTTGATACTACCTAAGTACAAAGTACCATCTGCTGCCCTGTCACCACACAAGATCTTAGTGCTAGGCCAAGTAGTGGCACGATTACTTCCGTCCTCTAGTTTACCTCTTGTATCAAAACAATAAACAATAGAGCTTGTAGGTAAGAACAGCAGATAGAAAGAATGCTCTGGACTGTATACAGACTTAATGTCGTTAGTCTGTGTGTTAACAGTAAACATCATCTCATCACGTACATTCTTAGATACGTCACCAATAGGGTTAGACTTCTCTTGGATAACTCTGCCTAAGCTACGTACACCTGTGTCAGACAGGAAGAATAAATCTGTACCTGTAGACTGTACGCTGTCTCTAGCAATACAGCCAATGTTTGTAATAATATCCGCCAGTACCATAGTAGATGGTGAGCTTGCACCAGAGTACAATAGAATACTACGCTTACCAAAGATAACCAACAAGTCATTAAACTCTGCTAAGGCTACAATCTCATCGTGACCTGTAGGCCACACAGTAGTTAAGTCTAGTGAGCCTGAAGTACCACCTGTCCAAGCATGGCCTGCTAATAAATCAGACCAATACAGGGTGTATTTGTTGCCAGTAACGTCAGCAGCCCAAATGCGACCAAAGGCTGCTAGAGCTTCATTAGCTTGTGGTGGTGTGCCTGTAGCATGGCCATGGTCACTAAACTTTTCTAATACTCCACTGCCAGACTCATCAGTGTAGATAAGTGGCTCTTGTCCGCGCTGCCAGAAAAAAGCATGGTTGTTAAAGTTTACAATCTTCCAGTTGTTTGCACTAACAGTGTATGCAGCGGGTGTAATATCAGTTAGTGTAGTAGTACCGCTAAAGACCTTATTGTTGCCAGTAGAGAATACTACAATGTCACCACTTTGGTCTACAAACTCAAAGATAGTCTCAATGCCAATGCTAGACCCTAGTGGCGTAGCACTGCTTGTGAGCTTATCTAAGCCCTGCCTAGCGCCAATACGTCCATACTTGTCTACTACCATATTCTCAGCAATAGACGCAAAGGACGCATCCTGAGTAACAGGGGAGTCTTGTGTATTAAGTCCCTTGAAACCCGGAGCAGCAATATAAATGTTTTGTCTTTCTTGAGCCATTATGGAACCGTGTAAATGAATTCTTCAGGGTTCTTGTAAGCATCTAATGCAATGGCATCAGACAAATGTTTATCTGCAATCAAGAAGTAATCCTGTGCTGTAGTACCACCTGTCTCACCACGTTCTCTAGCCAACAAAGCTACAGCGTTGTGGACAATAGCATTCTTAGGTAAGACTGTAGTATCTGCATCTCCAGATAACTCAGGCTCCCTAGCAATTAAATCAAAACGTAAACTAAACACACCTGATGGTTTAGGATATACTCTTACTTTAGTATCATCGTTACTGTCAATACCACTAAAGGTATATGAGTCAGGACTACCAGTTACTTCACCAGAAATGTAATAAGCATTATTAAACCAGTTAGGTGTTTGATAGTGCATAAAGAAGTTTGATGTGTCGTTAATGACACTATATATTTTAACACGTTCTCCAGCATTTGTCAAGCTATATTCTGTAGTATTTTCAACAGTAGGTACTACAATAGTTGTACGTAGTGTAGACCACTGGTGTGAGTCTTCTACTACTTGCTTTGCATCATTAACAAAGTCACCTACCATCTTGCTGTAAGTGTTTTGTGTTACACTTGCTACTTCATCTTCTCGTAGCCTACGTAGTACCTCGTTGACTATGTTCAAATATGTGGTACTCATACAAATCCTCTAAATAAATTTAAGGAGACAGGAGCTTGATAACCTTGTAAAGGAAGTATTCTTTCCAGTAACTCAGGTGCTTCATATGTTTTTCTAAACTTATAGTCTTCAAAGTCTTTAGGAGTATACGTAGTATCTCCACCCAACATTTGACTAAGAAGACCTACACCTAAGCCTAGACCTATGCCAGCCCCTGCACCTTGGCCTCTGCCTGTGCCTAACCCTTCACCGTACTTAGCTTCACCAAGAGCTTCACCTGCTGCTACAGCTTCATCTACAGCAGCTTTACCCGCAGCTACAGCTTCATCTACTTTAGTATCTCCAGCTTCTATAGCATCAGCTAAGATTTTTTTAGAGCTTGATATCTGTTGCTCTAATAAACCTTCATATTTAGTTATAGATTCAGCAAGTTTTTGATTGCCTTGTTGTACAGCAGCTTCTCTAGCTTCTTGAGCCTCGCTTAGTTTCCCTTCTAAACTATTTACAGTACCTGTCAATCCAGTAACTGCTTCATTCAGACCATCAATGTCTGTCTGTAGTGCCTGAGTTACATCACGTTGCTCTGCTAAGTCTGCTTTTGTAGACTCAAGAGTTTCTGTAAGCTCATTAGATCTTTGTATTGCTTCAGCTAATCCTTCCTGACCTTCAGCTAAACCTTCTTCTCTAGCAGTAGCAAGGTCTCCTTCACCAAAAGGTGTGCTGTCTACAGGCTCTACAGTGTCTACAGGCTGTGTAGTGTCTGCAAAAACATCTGTAGTATCTGTAAATATATCTGTAGGCTCTGCGGCTTCTACAGGCTCCGGTGAAGGCTCTGAAACTTCTACAGGAGGCTCTACACCTATAGGCTCTGGTGTAGGCTCTGGTGTAGGTGCTGGAGCCGGTGTTGGTGTTGGTACTGGTGCAGCAGGTTCTGGAGCAGGCTGAGGAGCAGGAGCAGGAGCAGGAGCTGGTGCTGGTGCTGGTGCCCCTAAATCACTAAAGTTTCCTGTAAGTAAAGCATTAGTTACACTACCACTTGTCAATAATCCGCTTGTAACTGGGCCTCCTGCTGCGGCTCCACCGCCACCACCTGCAACAGGAGTAGGTATACGTATAGGCTCAGGCTGTATAACTGGAGGAGCTATGTCTAAAGTAGGCGGAACAAACTCTGGTAGATCCTGTGTAATAACAGGAGGAGTAAACTCTGGAGGTGTTAAGTCTACATCAGGTGTAGGCGGCTCTACTGATAACTCAGGGCGTACTGTTTCTCTAGGAGGAACCTGTAGTATGTCATCTGCTATAGGCGTAGGCTCTGTTAAATCAACAGTAGTTACTGTATCGTCTATACCAAACACTGCATCTAAAGTACCTTGAACACCAGCTAGTTCTTCTCTTAAAGAAGCTATACTAGCCCGTCTAGCCGCTGCTCCCCTAGGCGTAGTTATTGATTCAAGACGATTTATTTCTGCTTGAAGACTATCTGCTTGACTTTGTAAATTTTGTGTAGAAGTAGTAAAACCTTCTTGACCTACATAAGTAGGCTCTAAAGGTACTGTAGTTCCAGTAGGTAGAGCTTCAAGGTCAAGACTTGACTCCATAGAAGGAAACGCAGGAGCTAAAGGAGATACATCAAAAGGTAAATCTCCTGAGCCTGCTCCAACATCAAACTCTGGTATTTCCGGTACTGTGATACCGGCTACTTCTGCTCTAAAGGCTGCATCTTCTACTGCTGACTCTAAATCAACATCAAAAGGTAAGTCTCCTGAACCAGCACCTACGTCAAACTCAGGTAACTCAGGAACTTCAATAGCTCCTACATCTTCTCTAAACTCTGCTAAACGATTTTCTTCTATATTACTTAAAGCATCACTAGCAAGAGATGTACCAGCAGCAGTCAGTCCTGCTGTCAGTGGGTCACCGCCTGTAAGACCAGCAATAGCGGCAGCACTAAGACCTTCAGCACCAGCAGTACCAAAAGTACCTAAGTTTGCTCCAGTAATAAGAGGATCTGCAAAGCCACCTAAGCCACCTGTAAGAGCCGCTGTTAAAGGATCGCCACCTGTGACTCCTGCTGTAGCTGCGCCAGTTAAAGCTCCTGTAAGGGCAGGTTGAACAGCAGTGGGTGCAGCAGATGCTAAACCTCCTGCTAATGGCCCAAACAAACCTGCTCCAGCTATTGCAGGTAGTCCAGCTTCTACAACATCTCCTACGTAGTCCATGAAGCCTTTGCTTCTGTCTACAGTCTGTATCTCACCAAAAGTAAAAGGATCGTATACGTACTCAGATGCGTTGTTACGGCTTATGCGCTGTGGAGATATGTCATATTTGGCATATATCTTCTGTACTTCAGGTGAGCGTTCATAAGCCTGTATCAGTGCATTCTGATAACTCTGACCTTCTAGCTGTGCCTGTGCCACCTCTGGAGCCATGACAGGCATAAGTTCTTCTTGGAACTTCTTTAGGTTCTCATTAGAGATATTGCCGTAGTCAAAGTCATAACCCTTAAAATCTTCTAGGGTCTTGTCAAATGCAAACTCACCTACGTTACTCTTGTCTATGCCACCGGGGACAATAAACCTATCGTCAACTGGAGCAGCATAAGCACCTGCTTCAGCCATGTCAGCGCCGGATGTAATATAGCCTTGGTCTGATAAAGAGCCTTGAAGAATGTCAGCAAACTTTGATGGATCTTCTCCAGCACGTAGGGCATCGTAGTAAGAGGATATGTTTGCAGGCTGTAATCGTGCTGCTTTAGCTGCATCTGCTTCTGCTTGTAGCCTATTACGTTCAGCTACTTCTTCTTTTAGTGCAGCAAGTCTAGCCGCCTCAGCAGCTTGGTATTCACGCTCTGCTCTGCCTCGTTCTTCTGCTTGTCTTTGTAGAGCAACAGGGTCAAAGCCTCCACTATTACCAGTAGAAGCTGCCTTAACTGCTTGCTTACGGGATTGCTCCTCTACAGCGGCAGTCTGCTGTACAATGTTCTGTCGCTCTTTCCACAAGCTAAATAGCTCATCAGCGGCTTCACTGTCGTACTGCTGGTCTGCTGCTACAAACAGTTTAGTCCTAACATTAGATGCCTTAATCCATTCAGCAAAGTTATTATCCTGCAAAATCTGTTGCATATCAGGGTGCCTACGTTGTAGCTCTGATAGTGCAGTGCTTGCACGATACTGTTGCGTTACGGCTTCAGCTTCCTTAATCTTAGGATGGTTCTGAATAGCCCTGTCTACAGCCTTATCAGGGTCTGTAAACCAATCTACTTCTTCGTCTTGTTGGGGTGCTTGTTGCGTATCTTCTGTGAGTTGTGTCTGGATATACGTATCAACAACTTTACGTAGCTCACCTACTTCAGAACTCTGTCGGCCCAATAGCTTCTCAGCTTCTTGGTGCATCTGTACAAGCTCTTCAGCAGTCTTGCCTTTGTACTTATCAGGTATCTCAGGTTCCTGTGGTTCAGGGGTTGCCTGTTGTTCCTCTGGTTGTGCAAACATCTCTAGTTGCTGTTCGTTATCTTCTTGATTATCCTGACGCTCAGGTTCAATAATCTTAGCCATTATTAACTCCGTACCTTAGTATTGTGGAGGTTTTTATTATGAAGGTTCTCTACGAGGTTTGCCTTCGTTCATGTGCCATGTGTTGTTCCCTACGCTTAACCCATCTGTCATGTGCATCAGGGAAGTCTCCACTGATACCTTCAAGATTAGATCTCACCGGGGAGATAACACGTTTAGCGTCCAAGCCACAACTGCACCTAGAAGTTGTGACATCAGACTTAACTAAATCTTCAAACAGTTTACCGCAAGGGCATCTAAAATCAAACAACCTCATCTACAGCTTCCTCAGAGTCTTCTGATTCTGCCTGTGATTGAGCATTGTCAATCTGTGTTTCAAGATTAAGTATGGTTGCTAGGATAGCTAACTGTCCCTTACGGAAGTTCAAGTTATCGTTATCCGTAGTCATCTCTACTGAGTTGATTTGTCCAACATTACCCTGTAAGTCAGAGATTAGCTGTTTCCAGCCTTCTGAACGAAACATTGAGAAGTAATTGTTAAAATATGTTTCTAACTCTTGAGTCATAAGTATTTTACCTTTGTTAAAGAATACTGAATGTACGTAAAGTACCTATCTATTATAGCATACTTTTTTGTATTTGTCAAGTGTTTTTTAATAAAAAGTTAATTAAAAGTGCAAGTATCATAGGTAGTAGTATAACTACAACGCTAAAGATAGCTGAGTACTGTTTAACCTCCTTCCAAAATTGTTTCTTAGCTGCTGCCTTCCTAGCTAACTCTAGTTGTTTAGCCTTCCTTGCTTCAGCCATAGCAGACATAGCTTCGTTGTATAGCTGTCCGTTACCACTGACTGTAAAGAGATCTTTAATCTCCTTCATAGTCTCTTGTATTTGTTTCTTGGCTAGTGCAGCTTTGACAGCATCTGCTTCAGATAGCTTACCTTCATTCTGCGCTCTTGCTAGTTCAACCTCTGCACCACCAAGGGACGATAGGAAACCAGAGATACTTGAGATGTCATTGGTTGTCTCCGCTACCCGCTTGATAGCAGATGTAGCAGCATTGACACCAGCAACAATTGCACTTATCTCTGCTATCATTGGTTACTTCTTTTTCTTTTTAGTCATACGTTTTTTAGCTTTAGCTGCCGCTGCTTTACCTTTAGGGGTATAGCTGTACTTCTTTCCACCTACCATTGGCATAGTATTCTCCTTACTACCACTTAGATTTATTGGCCCAATATGCCGCAGACATCTTGCCCTTGGCTATATTCTTTGCATGTCGTGCTTTAAACGACTTACGCCTTGCTTTTTCAGAGGCTGTCTTAGGGTTCTTCCCTGCGCCACTGACTCCTTGCTGACCATACCTGATGGTCTTTACTTTATCACCTTCCTTAGCTACTACTACATGAGATTTAGTAGGATGGTTAGGGGTTCGTTTAGGTTTGTTGTAACCGCTAACTCCAGCACGTTGGAGACGCGAATCTTTTTCTTTCGCCATTACGCCGCCTTCTGTGCTTGTTTTGTAGTTTTTCTAGGTGGTGCTGTATCTTTAGCATTAAGTTCCTCTAACTCTTTAATCTTAGATTCTAGCTCTTCAAACTTCTTGTTGACCTGCTCTACTATCTGAGTTAGTTCTGTACGTGTTACGACCATCAATTTATCCTTGTTGTAGTCTAAGGGGTTGACTTGGTTGCTGTGGTTGTTGCTGAGGTTGATTCTTTAGGTCAATCTCTTTCTCTTTCAAGAATGTCTGAGCAATCTTCATACGACGCTCAAACTCCTTGTCCTCTTGGTCGCCTGCCTTCAGGTTAGCAGTGACTGCCTTAATCTGGTCAATCTGTAGCTCCTGTGGGGCAAGCTGTGTCTCTACAGCAATCTTCTGCGCTCTAGCAGTAGACTCCTGTGCCTGACCGTTAAGTGCTGCTGTCTGTGACTGCTGGAAAGGCCATCTGTGCCTGTGCAGCCGCTTGTTGCATCTGCTGTTGTTCTTCAGTAGGCTGTGAGGCTTGCTCTGCCTGAGCCAAGCTTAGCCATTAGTTCTTCACGGTTAGACAGGTTCATGTTGTCAATGATTGACTGGATTAACGTGTTGTACAGTGGAGACTCTGCTGGCATGGTTTGCAGTAGTTGCACAAGTTGCGTTACTTCGTACTCACGGGCAATGATACCTAGAGTAGACGTAGTGTTAAACTTGTAGTCCTTGACAGGGTAGTTCTCTGGGTCAAACTGCATGTAACGACAAGCAGCCTTCTTGACAAATGGGATTAAGAATGACTGCTGGAAGTTAATCAGGGTACGCTTATGACGCTTGATGATTGCACCAAGGGACATGCTGATACCAGCAGCCGTAGCGTCACCATTGATACTACCGGGGATACCAGCAGAGTCAATAGCACCTGTAGACATCTGAACCATCTTTTGTAGTTCTGCTGCCTGTGCAAAAGTAATCTGACTAACCTGACCAAAGTTAAATGGATTGAGTACAGTCTTAGGGTCGCCATTGGTCAAGATGATCTTACCGGGGCGTACCTCTGGCCTAGAGCCTCTAGGAAGCCGTGTAGCGTCCATAGCCATCATTGGGTGTACTGTTAGGGCTAGGGCATCAATACGTGCACGTAGCTCCGTATCAAGCGCCTTCTGGCTGTTGTAGCCCTTTTCACATACACCACGACCCCAGAACCTACCGGGTACTACATCCCAAGGAAATGCTACTACAGGACGATCCTGCATCATGTATGGGTTAGCTTCTGCTTTTAGTAGGATGCCTCCATTAGCGACAACCACAATAGCTTCCACATAATAACTGGCGTCTTCATCGTTCTCTGGTTCCTCTACTTCAATATCAGCAATGTCTTCATCTTCGTCAAGCAGAGCTTCCTTCTCGCCAATCTCTAGTAGGTAGCGAGGCACAAGACCGTAGTACTTAGTTAGGCGTACCTTGTCATCGTCATAGCTTGTTAGGTCTTGGTCTGGCTCAAGGTCGTAGTCACTAGCTGCCTGACCTACGTATACTGTTAGGGCTAGGGCATCAATACGTGCACGTAGCTCCGTATCAAGCGCCTTCTGGCTGTTGTAGCCCTTCTCACATACACCTCGACCCCAGAACCTACCGGGTACTACATCCCAAGGAAATGCTACTACAGGACGATCCTGCATCATGTATGGGTTAGCTTCTGCTTTTAGTAGGATGCCTCCATTAGCGACAACCACAATAGCTTCCACGTAATAGCTGGCATCCTGTTCATCGTTCTCTGGTTCCTCTACTTCAATATCAGCAATGTCTTCGTCTTCGTCAAGCAGAGCTTCCTTCTCGCCAATCTCTAGTAGGTAGCGAGGCACAAGACCGTAGTACTTAGTTAGGCGTACCTTGTCATCGTCATAACTTGTTAGGTCTTGGTCTGGCTCAAGGTCGTAGTCACTAGCCGCCTGACCTACGTATACGTTCCTGTAGACACCTTCTTCCTGTAGCTGTTGTACCTTGTGTCTTGGCACAAACTCATCTACAGCAACGCCTATAGCGTCCTCAATGGACGTAGCTACTGGGTCAATTAGGAAGTTCTGAGGCATTACAGGGCGTAGTTTGACTACAGTACGGTCTGTTACGTTAACACCTACTGCCTGTAGCTGTCCGTCCATGATAGGCTGTGTAGCAGGAGCCATCTCTTTGACTTCCTCTAGCACTACTTCAGCTACACCAGTACCAAATACAGCACTGTTGATAAGACATTCACCTACTTGCTTGCGTATCTGTGTCTTCTCAAAGTCCTCATGCAGCTTTTGTCGCAAATAAACGACATCTTGAGCCTCTGCGTCACCCATATCGTCGGTAATGTCAAAATAACTACCACGACCAAAGGTTGCTTCCTCAATTTCTGCTACACTGGACTCTACAGCCTGCTGTAATGCAGGTGAAATGATACGTGAACGCTCACTTTTGCGCTCCATGTCCTCTGCTGCCCAGATACCCCGCCATAAACGGTAAAACTCTTCAAATCTTTCTGAATAATTGGACTCATAGTGATCTCGCCATGAGTCACACTTAGCCATTACCCAGTTTTCTAGGTGTTCGTCACTTGACAAAACGTCATTGTCACCATAATCCATAATTTTTACCTTGAGCGTGAGCGTTTAGTTTTCTTTGCTATCTTCTTAGGCTGTGCTGAATGTTGTTTGCCAGCCTTAGTGTCTTGTCTTTTTTTCTTGGTGGTAGCTGCGTACTCTTTACTGGACAAAGACTTGATTGCTTTTTCCGGTAAGTAGCGTTCTCCAGTAGCTTTAGAGCCTTGAGTACTAGGCTTACCTGATTTTGTACGCCACTTCTGCTTAGTCCACTTCTTTAAGGACTTCTGTGACTTAGCTAGAGCCATTATTTGTATCCTCCACCCTTGGCTTTGTATTCCTTTGCCAACATCTGGGCTTTTCTCGCTGACCATTGTCCAGCTTTGCCACCTTTTGTACCTGCTTTGATTTTATTAAATAGGTTCTTACGCATAGTGGGCTTGGTGTAGTTACCGGCTTCATTGACTCTTGACTTAGGTTTAGCTTTAGTGGGCATGTTAATATCCTGTTACAACGTCTAATACTTCAAGATCATCAATCTCAAAGTCATATGAGTAGGCTACTTTAGCCAATTGGTCTGTGTACGCAAAGGCATCCACAAGGTCATCGTGTGTTAGTACATCTGGAAACTGAAACAACTGGTCTAAGAATCTACTGTTCCATTCACCCTTGCCCAAGGTAATCTGACCATTCTCAAATCTACCCTGTAAGGCCCACATGATTCTATCTGTCTTCTTCTTGTTGCCGTGAGTTAGCTCTTCTACAACAAAGAATCTACCCCGTTGCTTCATCAAGTCCATTAGGGGAGACATAACAGCTTGTTTGGAGATACCTCTTTCAATACCTACACTGATGGGCCTGTAGTCCCGTACAGCCTCAAAGATCTTCCTAGCTGTCTCCGCTAAGTCCCAGCGACCATGTATGATGTTCTCTAGGTGCCAGCCATTTTCATTTACTTTTACAACAGCAATAGCTGATTCATCCAGCTTAGAGTTTTTAGTTCTCTTCTTACTTACATCCTCAAAGCCAGCTAAGTCAATGCTTATGTAGTAGTCACCTATCTCTGGTGTCTCACCAAACTTAACCCAGTCTTCTTTAAACATCTCTGAGCCTCTAGCTTCAAAGGATGCCATAAACTCTTGACGGAAGGCATAGGATGACATAGACTTTTTAGCTAGGTCAATCTCCTCTGGGTCTAGTAGCTCATTGTCGTAACTTGTAAAGTGCCATGCTTCATAGGACTCATCGTCCTCTAGCTCTGCGTACTTGTACAGGTCATAGAAGTGGTTACGACCCATAGGTGTACCAATAAACAATGCACCACCCTTTTGGTCAGCCAAGGCAGGTCTAAGGATCTGCTCAAATACCTCTGGCTTCATGTCAGCGTACTCGTCCATCACTAAGAACTTTAGTGACACACCTCGCATAGTCTCTGGTCTGTCGGCACCTTTGAGGCTGATGGTTGCACCGTTGACCAGCTTAATCTGTAGGTTGTTTATATGTGCGTTAGTTACAATAGGGTGCGCCAGCTCCAATAGTGTTTGCCACATGATGTCTCTGGCCTGTCCCTGTGTTGGAGCTACATAGAACACATGGCCTTTGTCTGCCTGTAGAGCATTTACAATTAACATCCATGCTGCTAGTCTGGACTTACCTGTACGTCTACCAGCAGCTACAATCTTAAATCTAGTACTGTCAGCCCAGACCTTCTTCTGCCAATCAAGTAGTTGTATGTTTAGTTCAGTCATAGAAGTACTTAACTACATACTCATCTAAATCTTTTTCTTCCTCACACTCATACTCAACATCTAACTCAGGATCACCGTCCCAGTTTAGATCTTCTTGTTGTGCTAAGGTCTTTAGGTATTCTCTGTTAGTGTTCACTAACTATACGTCCACATTACAGGTGTATCAGTAGCCCTAATGTCTACATGCACAAAGCCTCCAGCTACACCAATACCAGTAAAGCCTAACTTAATAGCATTCTTTACTATAGTGTACCTTTGTAGACCAGAGGATACAGCTATATCCGCAGCTATACCTTGTGCATGTGTACCGGGTTGTTTTTTACCTAACTCAATAGGATGGTCAGGGGATCTATAGCCACTTGTGATTACAAAAGGGAAACCACAGTGTTCTCTAAGCTCATCTAAAGCAAAGATTAATTCATCTTCTATCTCATTCTCACCTGTAGCTTTACAGGCAAACTCATCTCTACTGAAGTACTTAAACGTCATTGTTTGTATAGTCTCCTTCAATAAATGAGTTATCACTCATCTGAGGTTCTTGGTTAGGTGTAACATCTGTCTCTACAGCGCCTCCACCTATACCTGAGATTGTTATGGATACCGCTGATCTACCTCCAGCACTATCCTTCTCAAAGTAGCTTAAGGGTAACATACGATCCATTACTAGCTTCCAAGCAGCAGCTTGATTCTTATGGTCATCATTAAGTGCTGCATCAAATATACTATCTAGTACTCTACGAGACTTAGGACTAGCTAACATCCTAGCTTTATACTCATTGATAATTGAAGCATCCCCTTTAGGTCTACCTACCTTACCTCTAGAGCCACTAGTCTTCTTAACTACCTCATCTTTCCTAGGTCTACCTCGCTTACGCTTAGGAGGATCATCTTGATTATCCATAATGTATTTACCTTAAGCTATCTAAGAATACCTATTTATTATAGCATATTTTTAAGCATTTGTCAAGTACTTTTTACTGTTATTTTTTAGACTGAGTCAAAGTTTTAATTTCTCTTGTGTATTCAAGAGGTTACATAAGTTAGTGAATACTTACTTTTTTATTATTTTACTGTAGTTTTCTAATTTCTACTTTTGAGTACTGGAGCTCCTACTACAATAATCATCAGTGACGCCAGCGGCCCCCCGTACCCTTATCGTTAGCCCACCCTTAGCCCAACAGTTAGACTAAGGTTTTCCCCAGAGTACAACAGTTAGACTAAGGGACAACCAAAGAGCCTAACAGTTAGACTTAGGTGCGCAATAGATTACAACAGTTAGACTAAGGGGCCTATGGGTATACACCCCGGAGTCTAACGGTCAGCATTAGTGGACTTGGGTAGACTTGAGAAGACTTGAGAATGCTGAAGAGTGTGGATCTATGTAGTACCTATATAGGTACACTCAAGCATTCTAAAGTAGTTATAAGAACCTGGGTTTTTATACCTAATCGGTATTGACTTTGAGATCTGGCTGGATAATTATAATACCCAAGACAACAACGGAGACCGACAAGATGAGCCACTACAACGATTACATGTATGCAAGCCGCGAAGCCACAAGCGACAAAGGGATGGCTAACAACAGGCAAGTAGCACAGTTTCACTACTTTAACCCCAATGGCTTAGAAAGCCGTCGTATTAAGAACAACGACCGCATCAGCGAGCTTGTAAAGGAAGGTGTTGTTAAGTCAGGATGGAGCTTTGCATACGGCTGGTGCGCGTCCTCTTACTACACTGACAGTCTCCGTGATTTAGCCATGAAGAAAAGAGTAAGCGGTAGAAAGCTGCGGGTAATCCTTGAGCTTCTAAAGGATCAAGTAGAGACTCAAGAACAGAAGATAGCCGAAGCCACCGCCTAGTGCACCATGCGAGCCTGTTGCTTGACGGTAGCAGGCTCCAGTGGCAGCATTAGCCAAACACAACACAACAAAAGAAGGATCAATCATGGCTAAACTACTAGGCGCAAAAATCAAAGTTAAATCAGCACCAAAGCTGAATGGTGTTGTACTGTACGAAGGGCCAAGCGTATTGGATGGCGAGCCTATAGCCGTTATTGCCACGTTTAAGTCCTCCAACGTCAAGACCGGCGACATGATCCAGACTTGGATTATTCGCTCTGATATGCACCCTTTGGAGGCGCTAGAGCTTGGCTCTGATTCATCTATATGTGGCAATTGTGTTCACCGGCAAAGCACTGGCGGCGCTTGTTACGTTAATATTGGGCAAGCTCCGGCTGCGGTATACCGGACATACAAAGCCGGTAAGTATCCAGCCTTTAACCTAGCAGATCATTCCTCATTGTTTACAGGTCGCAAGGTTAGACTAGGCGCATATGGTGACCCAGCTGCGGCACCGTTTACCGTATGGCAGACAATCACCGACCTATGCCTAGGCCACACTGGATACACACACCAAGCCAAACACAAGGCTTTTGATGCTCGCATTGCGACCCTATGTATGGTCAGCGCCGATAGCCCACGACAAGCTACCAAGTACCAGCAACAAGGTTACCAGACTTTCAGGGTAGCTATGGCTGGAGATAGCCTACTTGATGGCGAGATTGAATGCCTATCGGATAGCCAAGGATTATCGTGCTTGCAATGTGGGCTTTGTGATGGTAAAAAACAGTCCGTAGCCATTACGGTACACGGTACACGGGCAGCAAACTTCAGCACTTCACTAGTGCCAGTAGTTAACATTTAACAACAAAAGGAAGCAAACAGCATGACAACAGCACAACAGGAAGCAAAATATATCCAAAACATGGTAGATATTGAGCAGGCAATCCTTCACGGTCTAGAGCAAACACTAGCAGACAAGGTAAACCCTTCGCCTCTAGAGGTTGAATATTTCCAAAAGTGTATAGCAGACCAACACCGAAGAATTAACAGAATACAACAGCAACTTGGAGCATGAGACAATGCGAGACGAAATAGATATTTTTATTGACTCCACAATTGCGTGGAGTGAGCACAAGCAAGCAATGGTCTTAGCAGTAGATAAGTACCAGTTCGACAGGGCATTGCGTGATCTAGTGGCTAGGGCGCGAGCCGGTGAACGATTCGAGACAACGCATAACAACAGGAGCATAGAGAAATGAAAACAGCAACCAACAGCCTAGGCGACTTGGCAACCATTAGAACAGTGACAACAGCAGGTGGAACATTCTACAGCGTAAAGATCTATACAGAGGAAGCGGGAGGCGATGAACCTTACCGCTTGCAAATATCGCACGCTGACGCTGACAAGAAAACAAACGCAGCCCTATCAGATGAGCAAGTACTGCAAAAGCATTTGGCAACCTCACTAGCTCGCTATGGCTTCACAGCAAAGGACTTGAAACAATGATTAAAGACTTCACCCCGTCACGTAGGGAAGAACGTGAGCACCAACAGCGTGAGCAGGCAGTGTATAACGCCTTAAACAAAGCAAGCGTAGGTGTCTCTTTAGTTCTCTTTGGTTATCTTGTGTGGGCCTTCCTGCTAGGGCTGGCCTCATGATTGAAGCAATAAGGGCACAGGATAAAAGGTTTGAAGTGTTCCGCCAGCCAACAGCAAACCCATTGGAACCAAGGGTGCGGAAGCTATATTTTCAGGGTGTAAACCAACAAAACATAGCAAAAGAGCTTGACATAACACTTGGACAGGTTAAATATATAGTCAGACGATCACACTGGAAAAAATCACCACAAGGAAGAAGGTAAGACAACATGAGCGCACTAGATGGAATATGCCTACACCAGCTTGTAGGCGAGCTAGAAAAGATCAAAAAAAGCATGGTGATGGATTTGCCAGTGATGCGAGATGAGCAAGATTGGCAGATATTGCGGAACCATGTTTACGAGATAGAAGAATTGATAGAGAATATCAACAACGCATAACAGGAATGAAAAACAATGGATTTATTTAATACATTAGGCCAAGCACTGGGGAACATAGACACAATGCGAGAACAAACGGAAGCTGGAGACCCTAGCGCACCATGGAATCAAGAGGACGCCACAAGCGAGGACTTAAAGGAGTATACCGTAGACGTTACAATATCTTTACTGGCTTTTGACAAACAAGACGCCGGGGATTTTGTAGAATACCTACTAAAACGTGCTAAGATGCCGGGTAGCGTATCTTTTGACATTGAAAACGTGATAGAATCTTAAACTAAAAAGGAACTAAAAATGAAGTTTTACAAAATAGCAAACACGCCAGCACCCAAGCAATTGTACCGACGTAACCAAGGGACTTGGAAACCATTGATGCAAGGGATGCGCCAAGGTGAATGGTTTTTAGTGGAGAAGGCCAAAAAAGCTAACGTGCAATCTGCCGCTTTTGCATACTGCAAAGGGCGTTACAGCTTGTACATGCACCCAAGCAAAAAAGATGTATACGTATTCAAGATAAACAAGAACTAGGAGCTAAGAAGATGATTTACAGGTTGAGAAAACACAAGCGGCGCTATGGCCTAACACTGGGCCGGTGCTTTACTGGCTACCACTTTGGTAAGCGTTCATGGTACATAGCACATAACAAGCGAATGGCAAAACTAACGATTAACGATTGGCATGGACTAACTGAGGTGGTCAAATGAGTACAACATATTACGAGGAAGACGTTACAAGTAACCAAGAACCAGACCCAGAGCAGGACAGAAGGGATCTAATAGTGCAAACCTTGGTAGACTATAGGCTCAACGTGATGGCTGTTAGCGAGATGTTAACTATAAGCAGTGCCTACCTATCAGAAGACCTAGAAAAACGCTCTACGGGCGATTTAGAGGCCTTATACGCGCAGTTAGTAGGCCCAGAGTCCCAGGAGGTGCACTAATGCGCTGCAAAGCCTGTGATACGCTACAGACTGACCTAGACAAAGGTGACTTATGCCACCCCTGTAGCGTAGAGGAACTGAAGGCAAGGTTTCCAGACCAGAAGCAAGTCAGGGACACAGAAGCACAAGATTTTATTGAACATGTGGAAGGAATAATGAGGATAACTAGGGAACATGAAAATTTTTCAAGTTAATTCTCCACAAGATTAGTGTATCTCATGTTACACTAGTACTCTAAAGAGGCTAAGGGATAACATTATGTTAATCATTATGATTATTCTTTAGTCTACTTTAGTAAACTTAACTAAACCTTAGAGGTATTGATATGGCAGTAGTAAGTGGTAAAGCAGCGTTTGCTCACTTGGACAGCACAGAGGTGTATAACGGACAGGACACAGGACGGTATACACTGACTGTAACCTTGGACGATGAGAATGCACAGATCTTGTCTGAGCAAGGGGTAAAGCTAAGAGACTACGACGGTAACAAGCAACGCAAGTTTGCTAGTAAGTTCAACGTAAAGGTCATTGATGCTAACGACCAGCCCTTTGTTGGTAACATTCCACGAGGTTCAGTGGTACGCCTTAGCTACAAGACAGGTACGCCACACCCAGTCCATGGTACTCCAACCTACCTAAATGCAATTAGGGTGGTAGAAGTAGCGGAAGACAGCAGTGGGATTGATGCAGACCTATAGGCATAGCAAGGATGATCCGTTTGTAAGACATGAGCCATGCCCCAAGTGTGGCTCTAAGGATGCACTGGCTCGCTATAGCAGCGGGTCAGCGCATTGCTTTTCAAACCTATGTGATCATCACGAACATTCAAATGGCAACGTAGTAACGCTACAGCCCCAACCAAGGAGGCCATTGGAAGATATGACAGCAGCAGGCGTCATAGCAGCTATACCCGACAGAAGACTTAGCCAAGAGACTTGTAGAAAATACAATGTCATGGTTGAGTACAATGCAGCCGGTGAGATAGCCAAGCACATCTACCCGTACTACAGCACAGACAGCGACGAACTAAAGGCCACCAAGGTACGCCATGTGAAGAATAAAGACTTCCATGCGACAGGTGACATGACCACTAATGTAGGTCTGTTTGGTCAGCAAACGTGCAAAGGTAAGGGTAAATACATCACCATCACAGAAGGTGAGATAGATGCCCTTAGTGTAGGCTGAGATGTTTGAACGTAAGTGGGACGTAGTCTCTTTACGCAATGGTGCATCCTCAGCAGCTAAGGAAATCAAAGAGAACCTAGACTTTTTGGAAGGCTACGATAACGTAGTGGTCTGCTTTGACACAGACAAGGCAGGACAACAGGCCGTAGACGACATAAAGGACTTGTTCTCACCAAGCAAGCTAAAGATAGCCAAGCTACCCATGAAGGACGCCAATGAGATGTTGTTGGCTAACAAGGTGCGGGAGTTTACTTCAGCATGGTGGAATGCCAAGGTTTACCAGCCTGATGGCATCATCCAAGGTAGTGACACATGGGATGCCTTGACCAACAAGATTAAGGTCAAGTCCATACCATACCCATGGCAGGGACTCAACACCTACACCAAAGGCTTTAGACCATACGAGCTAGTGACGATAACGTCAGGCTCAGGTATGGGTAAGTCTCAGATGGTTAGGGAGCTAGAGCACTACCTGCTAAGGGCAACGGAGGACAACATTGGCATCCTAGCCTTGGAGGAGGACGTAGCTCGCACCGCACTGGGCATCATGTCAGTGGAAGCAGACTGCCCTTTGCACCTTGAGGAAGACCTAGACCCAGAGATAGCATTCCCTTACTGGGAGGATACCCTTGGCACAGGCAGGTACTACTTGTTTGACCACTGGGGCAGTACCAGTGAGGACAATCTGTTAGCTAGGGTCAGGTACATGGCTAAGGCTTTGGACTGCAAGTGGATCATCCTAGACCACCTGTCCATCGTTGTGTCAGCACAGGACAATGGTGATGAGCGTAAGGCCATTGATGCTATCATGACCAAGCTACGGTCACTGGTGCAGGAGTTAGGCATAGGCTTGTTTCTTGTTTCTCACCTAAAGCGCACCCAAGGCAAAGCACATGAGGATGGAGGTCAGATAAGTCTAAGTGAACTAAGAGGCTCACAGGCTATTGCACAGCTATCCGACATGGTCATTGGCTTGGAGCGTGACCAGCAAGATGAGAACATAGAAAAAAGGAACACCACTACGGTGCGTATCCTCAAGAACCGTTACTCAGGTTTGACTGGTGCTTGCTGTTACTTGAAGTATGACAATTTTACTGGTAGAATGTCAGAGACAAGTAAGCCAAAGGAGGACGCAGTCAATGAGCTATAAGCCTATGTTCCTAGACATAGAAACCAATGGCCTAGACCCCGACACCATCTGGCTGGCAGTGACCATGCAGGATGATAATGTACTGGAGCACTACGACAAGGACAGCCTAGCTGCAACCTTGGAAGGTGACTTCCCAGTGGTAGGCCATAACCTCATAGGCTTTGACATTCCAGTGTTAGAGAACG